ATGATTATTGATTTTAAATATATTCCTACTTTTGCCCAAAACAAAACTAATATACCAATGAAAAGAATAGTATTATTGCTAATGGCAGTGCTCGCTATGGGGTGCTCGAAAGAAGAAAAAGAAGAAGATTTTAGCCAATATAAATTAAATGTACCTGATTGGTTAGTCGGAGAATATAAATATTCAACTGGATTTACAACTCACGACTTCGGTTTTTCAAAAAATGATTATCTTCTTTCAAAAAATGGTAAAAGTTTTTTTGAATCTTTTTCGAGTCGTTTAGTCAAAGAAGGAGAATATTCTTATTGGAATTATAAAGTGTATTACTTTATAAGCTACGCAACACAGACAAAAAAGTATTTCAAATATACTTTTGAGATGAAAGATAAAAAATGCTTTTTTGAATTTAATGGCACAACTTACAACCTTTGTAATGAAGAAAATAAAAATGATAGAGATATTAGGCGTATATATGAAGAAGTAACGGAGTATGGAGCTACAATTAAAAAAATATATGATGATGAGTATACTTATAAAAAAGTAAAATAAAAAAAGCCCTCGTTACGAGGGCTTTTTTTATGTACGCATTTTTATCCCTTTTGTTTCAATATTAGAAAGTATTGATTTCATTCCTGCAAGGTCTGTTTCCATTTTATTTAGCTTGTAAGTATTAGCCTCTATTCCTGCAAGGTGTCTTAGCTGTTGAGCGGCATTGCTTTGCATAGATTGGTGCATTTCCCTGATGAAGTTAGCGGTTTGTAAAGTAGCATTCTTTATCTCAGCACTTAACTGGGTTTGTAACCTAAATTGTCCATTCAATTCATCCGCACTATCCTGGCTCATTCTTGCAAAACCTTTCTCTACTGCTTGGCGTTGCTCATTTAGAAAATCGTAACCTAAATTACTACTCATTTCATTCCAATTTTTTAAGAATTGTTGCATTTCACCGATTTTGCCTTTCATCCTACTGGAAAATTCAGCTATAAGATTTGCAGTAGTATTAGCATATTCTTCACTACTAACATTCCCGTCTCCTGCTACTTTGTGCATTTTCTTTTGAAATTCCTTAAAATCTTTTGCAACAAACAACTCATACATCAACTGCTTACCGAGTTTGTTAATAATGTTCCCCACTGACTTAGAAAAGTTCTCAAAAGCGTCTTCTCCTTTTTTTAACGAATCGACAACACTATCTATTATAGAAGTGCCCATTTCACCAAAAGTTTTATTAAGATATTCATCAAACTTTTTTTGTGATTCTAAGGCTTGTTCGTATTGTTGTATGATAGTTTGTAGAGCTTGTTTTCCTGCTCCTTCAAACTCCTTGTTATTAACAATGCTTTTAGCTAATTTTATATCAAATTCCCCCGCTTTATCAATTAGTTGTGGATACTCTGAAAGCAAACTATTATATTCAGTATGGGATTTCCCCCAAAACCAAGCTCCTGTTGTATAACTACCTGTTGCAATTTTAATATTCTCTAAACCAAGATAATCATCGCCTTCCCTGTTAGGTGACCGATATCCATAACTACGGAAACTTGTGCCAGCGTCCTCATAACGTTTTTTTAGATTAAAACCCATCCTGCGCTCTAAATCGTTCCACAGTCTGTTGTATTCTTTTAAATCACTCAAAGCGTTATTGATGTCTTCCGTGCCGAATATAGATGTATTTTCTTTGTGTAACATCTTCTCTTCCCAAAGTAGTCGGTTGTATTCATTCTGTTGGTTTATTTTTGACTGAGCTATTTCTTGTAATTTTTTTTCGTGAGCTAAACGCTCTTTTGCAGCTCCCTCAAAAGCACCAACCCCTAAACCTACAACAGCACCAATAAGAGCCCCCCAGCCCTTTCCTACACTTGCACCCATTTGTGCAAAAGAGAGAGTTTTGTTGATAATATTCCCCACATTCTGTAAGGTACGCCCTAATTTCTCTAATGATGAGTTTCCTGTACTTTGTCCCAATCGCTCAAATTCTTGTCCTAACTGTCCAAATTGTCCTGTGATTGATTGCGCTGACGACAACATACCATTGAATGCTTCTTGCCACTCGGCAGTGTTTGGTTTGGCTTTGAATAGATTTTTGATATTTGTACCAAGTTTGCCAAAGACCGTATCGCTCTTATCGGCGGTGTCTCTTGCTTGTTCGAGTTGCTGTTTGAGATTGGTTATAAACTCTACATTGGCGTTATCGTCCATATTGAGCACCTTTGCTAACTCGTCAATTTCAGCTTCTGCCTCTGTTATGGTTTGGCGTATTTCCTTGACTGTCTTTTTGCGTAGGTTGTCGAACAATTTAGCAATGGCTGTACCCTCTTTTTTGTAGAGTATATCCAGCTTTTTGAGTTCTCTCGCTTTTTCGTCTTGTGCTTTTTTGACTTGTGGCGCATCTGCACCTAATTTAGCTTGTAGGGCGGCTATATCGGCATTGTATTTCTCCTCAATAGCTTTGCGCTGGTCAGTATAGGTTTGATACTTTTCTAACAAGTCCTTATACACTTGTTCCTGCTGCATACGTTGGTACTCAGCATTATCAGCTAAAAGTACTTTTTCATTTTCAGCAAGGCGGGCTTTTTCAGCATTGATGGCTTCGGTATTGGTGTCAAAATCTTTTCCTTTTTTCCACGTACCAGCAGCTTCGGCTTTTTGTTTTTCGGTTTCGATAAATGCGGCTAACTGGTCTTCTGAACGCCTTCTAATTTCCTCTTCTTGCTTGTCGTATTCCAATTGAATGATGGCAAAGCGTTTGTCCGCCCCGTCTTGCATTATCTTAATGCGGGCTTCTTCACGTGCAAAAAGATCATCTTGAATTTGTCGGTTGTGGTCTCTTTGGGCTTTTTCGGTGTCGAACTCTGGGAGGGTGTTTTTGGCAGTTATTCTTTTGGTATTGTTTTTAGCTGATAAATCATCTCCTGTACCCTTTTTGTATTCTTCAAGAAGTGTTTTTAATTTAGCCCTTTTTTCGTCTAATTCATTTAATTCCTCAGTACTTATATTCGTGCCCTTTTTATTTCTTGCTTCTGCTTCATTTATCTGTTTTTGTAGAGCCAAAATCTCATTCTTCTTTGCAACAAAATCAGTAGTTTGGGTTTTAGCTTGTTCAATCATTTTTATATGTTCTTTGTATGCCTGATTGAAACGTCCCAGCTCGTTAAAGTCGTATTTAAGAAAAGGATTTTGAATATCGTCTGTTATCTTGAAATTACTACCTACTGATGGTGATTTTTTAATATTATATGCGTCATTGATTTGCTTTCTTATCCTGTCTAACTCCGCTTTACTTTTACCATTGAGAGAGTTTGCAAATTGACTCACATCAATACCTACTACCACATTTTGTTGTTTTTGGAGTACTAACTTATCTCTTTCAACTTCTCTTTTTAGACGGTCGATTTCTCTTTGAGTACTCATAGCAATTCGACTGTCAGACGCTTGCATTTTTACCAACTTTTCTATTTGGGACTCTTTGGCTTTGATAGCTTCTTGAGTTTTTCCTATTGCGTCACGAGACATATTTTCATTCATTGTCTCATAACGTCCGTTTAAGTCTTTAAGTACTTGAGACATTTCTCTCAATACTTGATTGAGAGATGTGTATTTATCAAGCACGCTACCTGTGCTACTTTTTAACGCTAAAAAAGCCTTATTCCTTTCGTCCCACGATTTAGTTTCGTCTTGAATAGTAGATATTAGTCCACTAATTCTGTTTTTTTCGTCATCAATAAGGTTGGCTTGTTCTTTACGTAATTGGTTGTGTCTTTCAGTTGCTTCGGCATTAGCATCGGTACTATCTTTCAGTGACCATAATGCAACAGCCAACCCCACCAATGCAGCCGCTGCAAGGGCATAAGGATTAGCAAGCATTGTAAGATTGAGGAGTTTTTGGGCTTTTTCAACAAGTACCAACCACGTATAATGAGCCATTTCGGCAACAGTCATTCCTGCTGTACGCGCTGCCACCACTTGCTGTACAGCGGCTGTAGCGATGAGTGCTGCTCGATATGTTCCGTAAGAAACAATAAGCCCCGCAATGAGTTTGCCGATAGTCTCATAGTTTTCCACCAAGAAAGAAACGCCTTTTATCGCCCCCGATACAATCCCCTCGCTTGATTTACCTATCTCATTAAGCATTTGGTCGAAATTATCTTTGAGGTTGGATATTTGCCCGCCTAATGATTTACTTTGCTCTGCCATTAGATTATAGAATAGACCGCCCTCATTAGTCATATTCTTAATAACGGCTTGTATTTCGGTAAATCCTATTTTGCCCGCGCTAACCATATCTTTGATTTCGGTTTCGCTCTTACCTACTACCTTACTCAATTCGGCTATGATAGGAATACCTGCATTCATAAACTGGTATAGGTCATTGGTCATTAACTTGCCTTGCGCTTTGACTTGCCCATATACGTGAATGAGTTGCCCCATAGGTACTCCTAATCCTGAAGCTACATCGCCCATACGTCTAAGCGTTTCGGTTACCTCTTCAGCGGGTACTTGAAAGGCTAATAGCTTTTTTGCTCCCTCAGATACTTCTTCCAATCCGAAAGGTGTTTTTGCAGCAAGGTCGGTGAGTTGTACCATTAATTCGTTAGCCTTTTCCTTACTTTTGAGCATAGTGCCAAAAGATATTTCGAGTTGCTGAAATTGTGATCGTACGGCTACCATTTGACTAATGAATGATTGCGCCCCTTGTAGTGTGAAATAGGCGGTTGCACCTTTGAGGAGGGTTTGCCATACATTAGCCTGCTTTTTGCCCTCTTCAACGGCTTTATTTGTCATTTGCTCGAATTGCTTTTTGATAGCCTCGACATCTTTTTGTATCTGTGATTGGTCGGCTCTTACTTGGAATAATAGAGCCCCGTCTTGTGGTTGCATAGTTAAATATTTGCGGATTTTATTTTTGATAGGAAATCCCCATAATTGGTACGTTTTTCTGATTTCTGAGGTGCTTTTTTTGTGTCTTTATCCTTATCATAATCATAAGAGGGGATAACGGCACTATAAAGCATTACATTGGCATAACTCATTTTTTTCAGTACATAGTCAAAAGGTAGTCTGTACTGTTTAGCGAATGAGCCTACAAGTCCCCAGATGCTGTCATTTCGGTCTCCACTTCCTTCGTCGGCTTGGTTATCATCATTCCTTTGAGGGAAGTGGTAATGACGAAAAAAGCGCGTATATCCATTTGCCCTAACACTTTAAAAAAAGTTGTTGATACTTCATTAATGGGGGCTTTCATTAGCTTTTTAACGAGGCTTTCGCCTTTGGTTACGTTCTTTTTTCTTTTCCAAAACTGCCATTTAGGATAAGTTTCTACTTCGGTAAAATTATCACCTAATACGATTGCTGATATAGCCCACGCTATATTTTCATACTCTTCAGCATTGTGTATGATTGAACCGAATATATTCCCCTCACTAATAGTGTCAGTAGGTATTTTGCTGATGTACTTTGAAGCCCTTACGAGGGTAAAAATAGAGGGCGGAGCGACTTTATACGCTTCGCCCCCAATGGTTACTGTTGTAGGTTCTTCAAGTAGGGTTTGTGCTACTTGCTCTTCCATAGGTTACGCTACTTTTTCTACATTAATAAATCCTTTACCACCATTAAGGATAGTGATTTCTACCTCTACGTTGTAGCCACTATCCTCTGCATAGGTAAGTGTACCACTTATAGAACAGTAAGGAATTTCCAATTTTTCTGCTCCACTGTTTTTAGGGGTGATAGATACAGAAAATTTCTTTGTAGACACAAAGGAGTTGATTGTAAGTTTATCCCCAACTTCAGTGATGTCCCAAATTTCAGAAAGTAATGCCTTGTTAAGGTTTTTAACAGTACATTTTACTTTCAAGGTAGGTTCGCCTTTCATTTGGTCTATGATTTTACCACCAATGGCTGTCCATTTTAGTTCTTTACCATCTTCTTTTTCAAAAGAAAAACTATCTTCTTTGACGATACCCAATGTTTTGAGTACAGTACCCATAGCACCTCCTGCCCCTGGTGCACCAAACTTAAATTCTATTTCGCCCCAAGCGGTGGCGTTGTTATCTACGTATGCCATAATCTTTAATTATTAAATGTGTTATACCTAAATTTTACTTTTGCGTTGATGAAAAACTGTTTTATATCCGTATCTTCAAAGGTTTGTATCATCTGATGAAGTTGTAACTTGTAATTGCGAAGGGCTGTTTTAGCTTCTTCAATGATAGGCATTAAAGCCTGCTCAATAGCTTCACAACGTACAAAGTTTTTCCTATACTGATTATCGTTATTTTTGACCGTAGGGACAAAGATATTGATGTTAATCACCCCCGTTTGATATTGACCGTCTAACCCAGTAAGGAATGATATTACACAATCCTCTTTTTGTGAGTTCAAAGGGCGTACACCACTACGGTAGGTTTGCCCATTGATAAGTGTATTTATCTTATCCTTAAAGTACTTATATAGGTCGGTTTCTATTTGTGAGGCTGTTTTTTTCATTGCGATAATGCTTTTAGGAGTTTTGGTACTTCTTTTTCGGCTAATAATTCAGCTGATGAAAGTACATTGTAATTGCGTGCTTCTACATAAGCAGCGTACTTCATTCCTGCTACTACTACCAGTACAAAACCTTTTGGGTATTGAGATATTACCTTATTGATGAACATTTCGCCCTCTTTTTGTCCATTACCTCCTGACTTAGTGAGTTTAAAACCTCCTTTTTCAATGGCTTTGCCGTCTTGTAGTACTACATAACCTATTGATGAACGGAGGTTGCCCGTTTGGTCTTGATAGCTACCATTTGTCCGTGATTCGTTGATACACATTTCTCCTACATACTTCAATATGCGTATTACTTTTTGGTGATACTTTTCTATTTTCTCACGCAATATACGTTCTATATCGTTGGAATTGAATTGTGGTGTTATCATACGAATATACGGCAATGGAAATAATCTCTTGAAAATCGTATTACTTGCTTTTCGAGGCGAATATTCCCCTCTATATCTACTACTTGCAAGGTAGTACCCGCTTCTATTTTTGGTGTATCTTTGGGAGCATAGATAGTAGCGGTACATTCAAATATTTGACCATCTACTTTGCTTATCTTTTGCCCCGCTCCTGCTATCTCATCACGGCATACGCCTATCTCTTGCCACTCAATAGGGTCGCTTGAATAGGTAGGTATACCATCATCGTTGATAGTAGGGTTTTGTGATACTTTCACCTTTAATAGGTACGGGTATATTTTCATTTCCTTGCAGTATTTAGAATAAGTGAGTAATATCTCTAACGGTAGCTTTGACTTCTAACAAATTATCTCTACCGATCTGCTTACAAAGCAAATTGTAAAAGGCAGTAATAGCCGATTTGTCATAAGAAAAAGATAATCCACCTTCAGAAAAGGACACTGGGCGTAATAGGAGTTCAGGAATGAGATTGTAGAAAAACATTTTTGTCTTTCGTTCGTTCTCCTCGTTGAACTCATCAGAAAGCCCCAATCCTACTCGTTGCATTTCAGCAATGAGTAGGGTGGTGGGGTATTCCACGTTCCATAGTTTCAGTTTCTCATCTATGTACGCTTGTGCGGTCATCTTAGAACTTTGTTTTGATGATGAGTTTGCGCTTAGAGTCGTTCAATACTGGAGTAGCGAACGCTGTAGCTTTTGTAGATACTGATATAGGGTCTTGATGCCCAAAAGTATTTACCAAAATGAAGCTATCCTTAATAGATTTGCTCATCACATCGGCAAAGTCCATTGTGAACTCGGTGGTAGTGGTGTATTGAGTGCTACCCAACAATGCTGAAGTAGAAAACAATATGTTACCCTCTTCCCAACCATTAGCCACAGTTACTTCTCCATTTTTGCCCTCAAAGCTGATAAAAGACTCCCATACTTTGATAATAGGCAATCCGCGTTCAGAAAGTTCGGCATTAAGTTGCTCCAAACGTACATCAGGCAAAATGGTAGTAGCATTGATAGGAACGCCTAACACAAAAGCACGTGTGTTTTTGTTTTTCAATACCTGATTGAGAGTTGCACGGCTCATAGTAATAGTAGCATAACTATACCCTTTGCCTTTGGCTTCCTCTTGGTATTTTTCGATTTCCTCTATAGGGTTAGCATCAGCATCTGCCCATTTCTTGAGTGCGTTTTGTGTTTTTACTTTGAAGTCTACCGATACATTCACCACTCCACCATTATTGGTAGCGGTAGTTTTGTATTTACCAGTAGATACAAGTTGTTTAGCCATCCACTCCATACGAGCATTGATACCGTCAATACAAAAACGAGGGTCTTCGTATATCTTATCAATAAGCTGGTTTTTGATACCTGCATTAGTAGGGTTCGCATTTACCGCATAACGGAGTTGCTGAATGGTTAGGAGGTCTTTTTCGTTCAAATCGCGGGCGATTTCTACTTTTGGTATTTCGCCTTTGATGTTTTCCACGAACTCGCGCCCTTTGCGTGGTGCTTTTGAGCCAATAGCCACGATGTCCGCCATTATTTTAGCACCATCAGCCCCTTCGATATTAGAATAGGTAAGATAAGGATTGAACTTCAATGGGAAATATTCGCGGTAGCGCAAATCTCCCAAAGGGTACGCTTGAATAATAGCATTCATATTAGCCTGAGAGAACTCGGTAATAATGTTGTTTGCGTTGATATTCATCTGCTTTTAATTTTTAAGTTATTAAATGAATGAGATACGAGGCAAAGCGGTGCGTAGGAATGCCACGCCTGCTTTTTCTTTGTCGGGTAGCGCGTCTTTGCGTGCTGTTCCTGCCATAACGACTGCTACAAGTGGCATATCGTCAATGACTACATCGTGAGCGGTTAGCCCCAATGCTCCTGCGGTATTGGCTTGTGAAAGGTCTTCTTTTACAACCTTGAAAGTACCATTAGTGTCAGGCATTACAAGCGTTCCTGCAGGAATAACTCCATCGGTAAAGCGAGCCTTAGCAGTGGTAGGGTCTATATATACCCCGCCAGGGTAGGTAACATCCAACTGGTCAAATACGACTATTTGGCGACCTGCTTTTTCTGAAATTTTAACTTCGTTCATAAGTGTTTACTGTTTATTGAAAGTTTCATTAATATACGCTTGTACATCTGCTGATACGCCATTAGCATCTGTACCACCTCCTATAATAGGTCTTGAGTGTGAAGAAAGCCCTGCATTAGCTTGGGTCTGTAAAAACGCTTGTTCATCGGCTTTGAGTTCATTTACAAAGGCATCCATTTCGGTATCGTCTTTGAAAGTTCGCCCTAAGTGGTGTTTGTAGAAAGCCTCCGATACCCCCTGCGTTTTGAGTTGGTTTAGGAAACGTTCTTTAGCACTTTGTTGTAGCTTTTCAGCTTGGAACGCTGCAATGGTTTCATTTTGTTTTTTTACAGTTTCCAAAAGACCCTTTGCCCACTCTGGCATTTCATCAGGTTTAGGCTCTGTGGAGGGAGTAGGTGGGTTTTGAGGATTTGGATTAGATTTAGCCCTCATTTCTTCGAGTTCTTTCTCTAATTTCTTGCGAGCCTCTTCAGCTTTTGTAAGACTGGTTCGCCCTTTGTCGGCTACTGATTGCAATAGCTTAACTTCTTCCTCAACTCCTTGGACGGCGTTTTCGATTTCGTTTTCTCCTTTAACCGCTGTAACCAATCGGGTGGCTATAGCTTTTAAAACTGATTCTTCCAACCCCAAGTGCGCATACTTGGTTTTGAGTGATTGTAGGATTTTTTCCATAAGATGTACAATATATTTTTTGTTTTTGCAAAGGTACGGAGGGGCGTTGTAGATTGTATATTTGCTATTTAGGAAAAAGTTAGTAATTATTTAGTAATATAAAAACGCCCCTATAAAGAGGCGTTTTCGGTGTTGAACTAAGAATATATTCACTTCAAAAAGTGTTTAAGTTTGTTTCGTATAAAGTAAAAGGCTATCAATAGTGCTACGATAATAGCTATAAGGTATAAATAGGAACTTTTTACGTTTTTTGTTTTATGAGAAAAAGCCGTTTCCGAGTGACTTTGCGCTATAAAATAAGTGTTAGCCTTAGTTATATTATCAAGGGTAGTATTCGCCACTATTTGGCTATTAGATAGGCTGTTTTTAGTCGTAATCTTCACCTTTCCACCACTTACCCTTATAGTTTCATTATCGCCGTCGCGAATGCAATAATACACTAACTCTTTGCTATTACCCACGCTATCCTTATCGCTCTCTACTGTTACCTCGTACTCTTGTGAGGCGTATGTATCGAGTTGCAGGGTTTGAGTGTTTTGCTGAAAAAGAGCCGTACTATCCTTGTACTTTATAATACGCTCTTTTTGTACCTGCTTTTGCTCGGTAGTAGCTACCTCTTTGCGTGTCCTGCAACCTATCAAGGTAAGGAATGCTAATAATGCAATGATTATTCTATTCATAACTCTCTAACATTTTGATTACTTTCTTTAAACTGTTTGCATAATCAGGAGCGGTTGCATAGCCCGCCTTTGCGACTTCCTCAGCAAACTTGTAAGGGTCTGCTTTTACAAGCAATGCCTTTGCATACCGCTTGTTTCTGAAAAAGAATTGCGCGTGGTCGGTAAAGCATTCTTCGGGCGTGTCGTACTTTCTGAACCAGTCTTTTACCTCATACTTATATTTACCATTAGGTAACATCTTCACCGATATAACCAACGGAAATAAGTGCTTTAAATTGGGGCTACTTAATATCTCTGTTGTAGTTAGTAACTGCTTCTTGTTGATGGGTGTATCCTTGCCCGCTTTTACTCCAAAAAACATATTGCCAAATACACGCTTCCCCCATCCACTCTCTAACGCCGCTTGTGCCAATGTAAAGAGGTGTGATATACCTGTTTTGCGCTCCGTTTCAAGCGCAAAGGGTTTGTACTGCTTTATAAATTCATTAGGTGTCATTTCCTTTATTTTTATTCTTTTCTAATTCTTCATTATATTCATCTTCAATATCGAACATGTGAAAGAACTTTTTATTAATGATTTTTAAAAGCACTCCCGCGAAACGAAATCCCAAACAGTCTAAATTCTCTAATAAACTTACCACTAATTGCCATATAATAGCTAATAATACTGCCCAATATAGCCAATGAAAAGGGTCAAATTCAAAATCTCCAATTGCGGGGAATCTTATGTTATCTTCAAATGTGTGTAATACATATATAAGTACTAAGTAAGTAAGTATCTTTAATAACATACGCCCGAATTTCCTACTCTCGTGTCTTTCTCCTCGATTTAAAGATGCCAAAACGCCCGTTATCCATTCAAAGAATATCAACACTACATACGCAGTTAAGAATAGGTGATTAAATCCGAATAAGAAATGTATCATTCCTATAATTGCAGAAACAACAATATCCCAAGCGATGAAACTCAAAGAAAACGTATGCCCAAAACTTGACTGAATGAAATCACGCCATCCTGTAAATCCGAATCCTTGTAAAATATAATCTATCATCTTTTTTTATTAATTTTCTTTACAATAGGATAAGGCGTAACACTCGCCACTATATCCCACCAGTCAATAAACGTGCGTTTGATGTACTTGTCATATAACTCTTTTGCAAGCCCCGCCAATAATACAGCGGCTAACGCTAAAACAAAAGCAATTCCAACGCTCCAAAATTTAAAAAATAGTGCAAAAAATAGCACCAACATACAATTGCCTACCTTTGAATGTAGCAATTTGTCTTTACCTATTAAGTTTCGTTTTAATTTATTCATATTGATTATTTTAAAATTACTTTGTTAAAAATAAGTAGCTTTTTTACTGCTTATTTTTCTGTTTGTCTACTTTTTCTGTGCCGTTGATGATAGCGGTACATCTTTCTTGAATTTGTTTGTATAATTCAATGTCTGAGGGTTGGAAGTTTGAGTTTTGAACATTGAAGTCGTTAGTGGTAACTGTGCCTTGCAAATAGGGATAACCGCCATCTTGCTGACGAGTTGCTGAAAATGCTACGGCAATAGGATTGGTTTCATTTTCAAATTCATAGGAGTACATAACAGTTACTCCTTGCACAATTTCTTGCGCAGTAATTCGGGTTGTTTTTTGAATGATTTGCATATTAATTGAATTTTAAGATTGTTGTTTTTTTATTATAGCGTAGTACTTGTCAGATTTTTCAAAATATTGATAGTGCTTATAAAATCGTTACACTTGTAATTATTCCATTAGTAATAGTTATAGCGTGCCCGTCTATGTGGTGGTAACCAGTGTAGCCTTTTAGCCCTTTAATCTTAATATCTCCCTCTAACACATCAAGTGCTACAGATTCTTCTTGTCCCCATATTGCTTTTAATATAAGGGCAGTGCTTTTTCGCCCTCCTCTACTTTCTAACTTCATTGCGGAATGTGTAGTGTCGCCAAATCCTGATGTATATACATCTATAGCTGATTTATCTACTGTTTTAAATATTTCAGGGTCATTTATTCGTACTTGTGTTGTACGGCTGTCTTTTCCTTTTCCAAGAGCCCTTATAAGACCTTCAGATGCAATAGTAAGTCCGTTTGCTTTTAAAGAAGTTTCGCTTGCGCTTTCTATTTTAAAGTTTCCTATTTGTCCCTTTGAAGCATATATACTTCCATCATCTTGTACTCTAAAAGGGGCTCTTTCTTTGTCTCTATAGTTAGCACCAGCAAAGAAACGAATGGACTCACCCGATAACCCCGCCCCATTAATACCAGCATTGCCTCCTAATGTATTACCAACAGTTAGCGCACCCGTAGTAATTGTGTTTTTTACTACTTCTGTACCATTGGTATAATCAGCACCTTTACTAAACATACCATTGATAAACTTAACATTTGCTTTTTCGGCTTCTGTGAGGTTCATTGCGTTTTTATCAATGATACCTAAATCTACCATTGTACCCCATACATCTTCGGGAGCAGGAGTCCAATCAGTGGGTTTATTGCCACGTTCGAGTTTTACGAGTTCAACAGATGAAGTAGGAATGGGTATAATGCCTGCAACTTCGTGATAAATAGTAATACCTCTCCATTCTTTATTAGGTACTATTAAATTAGTAGTCTTTCCGTTTTTCAAGTCTGTGTTTATATATTGTCTTGGCACACCTCCTAATTCATCTGAAAAGTAAATATGTGTAATTCCTTTTATATCCCCAATACAAGAAAATATATATTGTTCATTACTCTTAGTTGGCTCATTAAGCAAGTAGAAAATACCTGTATAACCATTCATAGTCCGTTTGCTCTTAGAATTTAATATAAGGTTTCTCCCCCCAATATTCAACTCATTCACTTTTTGCTGTGCAAATGTTTTAGCTTCTTGGAGTTTCAATTGAAGTTGTTGTATTTGTCTTTGCTCTGCTTCTGTGATTTTTCCGTCTGCTGCTGCTATAGCTTGTGTTTTGGTGAGTTCTGCTTGTGCTCGTGCGTATGCTTCTGTAGCAGTTTTAGCAGTTGATATTTGACTTTCTAAATCTTCAGGAGCGGGAGCCCAGTCGGTGGGGGTGTTGCCGCGTTCAAGTTTAATCCATTCTATGGTGCTATCTACAATAACTGTATGAATTGCAGTATATATTTCTATTTTTGTGTTATTAGCAGTATATCCATTCATTGTCAATGTCCAGTTGAATGTAGACTGATAAACACCATTCCCTTTATTTTCTAAGTTGGTTAAATGAACATACCCATTACTATTATGAATGGAAAATGCTAACTTTCCTACTCCTAATTGCCCTTTAAGTGTAAGTGTTACAGTTTCCCCTTCTTTTAAATCTGTAGTAATCGGATAAGTAGCAATAAGATAGTTGCTATTTGTTATCTTTCTACCACTATTTTTTAATAAATTTCTTCCTCCTATATGAATATTGTTGATACTTGATTTTAGTCTATTCTCCAATGAAAGCAAATCAGGACTTACAAGTTGTTTTATCTCGGTTTTGTTGCCGTCTGTTATTTTAAGGTTTGCTTTGATTTCTATATGGTCATCAAAGAGGTGTATATACTGCTCTCCATTTCCTGATGTTATCTTATCGGTTTTGATTTGTCCACCAGTGATTTCTGTAAAGCCATTGAGTTTAGCAATACCTCTCTCACCTTCATATTCTGAATTGACGGTGGCGTATAAGAAATGATAAAAGCCTGCTTCTTGTTCTATATCTATTTTGTTTTCGGATAGGATAAATTCGCCCGTTTCAGTGGTTTTGGAGGCTTTGATATAGAGGTAGTAGGTTTTGACTTTATCGTCCAAACGCCCTGATACGAAAGCAGGAATATTCCAATACTTATAGCTATTAGCATCACGATTAGGATTTATATCAGTAGTACCAAGGGTGAAATGCTTGAGCCAGCCGCTACCTGCATTGATTTGCTTGCTATTCTTATCAAAATAGAGTGTGTGAGGGGTTTTTACTGGGTTTGTTTTTGAGACTACAAAATCGAACTGGGTGGACTTGTTGCCTATAAGTGCCATCATTGTTTGTACGGTGGCAGGGACGATGCTTTTGGTATACTCAGGAAAGGCTGCTTCTATTTGCTTGATAGTTTCTTGAGCATCACGCCAGCTTCTTTTGGTTAATGATTGTGTGCGCTTGTTGAGTTCTCCAAAATATACTTCTTGATTTTGGAGTTTGCGCATTTCGGAGGCAAAAGAGTGTCCTTGTACTTTGTTAGATAACTCTATTTGTGGGCTGTAAGGGTTATTTACATATTCTTTTAGTCCTACAATGCGAATAGCTACGGGTGCGCGCTGAAATTCAGTATCTGAAAAGTTGATATAAGCACCCATTTTCAAGCGACCTCCTACATTTGCCCAATTCTTTTTAGCCCATATTCCGTCTAAGTCTCCAGTGAATGTAAATAAGTCTGCTCTATTTTCGTATAGGTATTTGCACGCTTCTTTCATCATCTCCCAACTTGCGCCTGACTTTGTGGCGTTGTCGCTGATATAAGCGTTGGGCATTTGCATATTGTATACGGAATATTCATCACCTATATTAGGGCGGAATATATCGTTTGGCATTGTAACACCGTCTTCTTCTTTAGGAACAAGTTGGAATCGTTTTTCGGCGTGGTTGTAGTTGGACACTTCAAACTCTCTACCTGACAGCATACCGCTTTCAAAGTAGATAAGCATTTTTTCGCCTTTGATTTGCATTGCATTGAAATCGAGGGCTTGTGGTATAGAGTCGTCAAATATGTCGTAGAAGTGTTTATCTATATCTACTGCAAAAAAACCTGATACAGTACCTTTGCGTTTGGGGTATATGTGTGAAAGGTCGAGGCTTTGTTCATTTACAAAGCCGTTATTTTGAGCGCTCTTAATGGCTATTGATAGTCCTTTGTCGTCTGAAAGGAATGTTACCCCCTCATATACGTATTCTTGTGATTTAGGCAGCAACAATTCTTTATTACCATATTTAGAGCGGTCGATATTACGCTCGCCTCCTTGTACATAGAGGCGAGTAATACGACTTTGTTCAGTAGTACGACTTACACCAGTCTTAAAGCCTTTTCCCTTGCCGTATTGTAGTGGTAGGGGATTGTCTTTAAAATACTCTACTTTATGCAAATGAATGGTTTTGCCGATAATTTCGTATTCAGTCTCAAAGGCTTTGGCTATCATATCCAACGCTTCAAGGCAGTTGTTGTGATTGTAAGAAACGAGCTTTTCGGAGGCTTCTATACAGTTACCTACTTGCCAACCGCTATCTATCATATTGAGGCAATCGACAAGGATTTGCACGTGATAGCGAGGTGAAGCTGTGAATGGGAATTTTAGGGTTTTATCGTTGGGGTTGCGAAATTTATAATTCTTGAGATTTGCGCCCTCGCTGTCCATAGTGAGGGTGTATTCAAAATTTCGTGTGTTATGCTTTACTATTTTTGCAGGTTGATTAAGGGTATAACGCTCATTAGCAAACTCGCACCACGCACCAGTAGGAATGTCGGTATAGGTGGATAGTGAAAAATATAAGGTAAGAGTATGCTCGCCCATTATAGAGCGGTAACGATAACTCTCATCAGTGGGGAGTATTTCTATATATGTAGCGTTAAAATTGAGTTTCATTGGTACAATGAATAATACAGTGCAAAGGTAAGAGGGACTTTCCTTTGCACTGCTATAGTGGTTTAGTAAAAAATTAGTAAATATTTGGAACGGCGTTAAGTGAGTACAAAAGTGATGGTAAATTCTACTTTTAGGGTGCTTTGAATAAGAAAAACGTTCTTAACACTTGCTTTTTGGTAGATAGCATTTTGAGGTTGGAATGTAGTGTATTTTATCACTCGTTCGCCTTGTTTGGTGAGATTGTATAACAAGGCTTCGTATAGTTGCCAAAAGTTGCTAATGGGTTGAGAAATGTAGCAATGTAGTTCAAGGGTGCGTTCTTTAAATACGTTAGAATGCTCTGCATATTGTACGCCACTAATGGCTGTACTATTGATAGTGAGGTGTTCTTTTACCTCGTAATCTTTTAGGATTGTATTTTGGTTTTCTTCGAGTAGATAAATGCCGTATTTGGATACATCTATGCCGTCTATAGTGAAGCCTGAAGTGGGTAGTGTAGTATTGGGGGCGGTATATGTATAGCCTTCCAAAGGAAAATCGGAAGCAAAAGTAATATCGTAGCTGATGTATGTTTGTTCTTTTTTGGCTTTTTTTACTGATACAAATCGAAGTTGAAATGTTTTGTTGAGTTCTTCAAATATGAATGCATTGTAAGTTTGAGCCGTAAGAAAGTTGATGAATGGTTCGTACTGGTTCGCTTCACTAAAAAATGATAAAGTGATCTGAGTGGTATCGAGTTTAGGGCTATCGGTGTCGTACTCTTTACCGTAGTACTCTGCCCAGTCATTAGAGGGTAGTTTTTTAAGTGGGGGGTAGCAAAGAATGTCCTTGTAATTGCTATCTAACAAGTAAGTGCTGTAAGTGCTTTGTATGTTGATGTTGTTAATTTTCATATTTTTTTTGCTATTTAGAAATATTGTTGTATCTTTGCGGTGCAAAAGGGTATTAATAACTTTTGTAAGGGCACTGCCCGCCAGAGTGTAATTGCGGTTATATCCCGAAGCTCATTAACTACCTTGAACGCTCAATATTCAAGGTAGTTTTTTTTATTTAGAAGAAGCCTTTTACTAACTTTCTGTATTTACCTAATTTAAATTCTTTTTCGGATATTTCTAATATATCATTGTGTTTGTTCATCAGTATCATATTACCGAGTCCTTTTCCTTTTCTTTTTAATTCTTCAATAGACTGCACAAACAAATCTGTATTTCCATTTTCTAATTGTAATACTACATTATCAGATTGTAAAAATCCTTTTTCAATATCTGCTTTTAGAGTTCCTATCTTTTTAGTAGTACTATGTTTAAAATCAGCAATTACTAATTTGTTTTTGAGTGGTTAGTTTCGTGCTCAAAGATGATTTTTGCCCTATTATCGTCTATTATTTCCTGTAAAAGGGTTTGCTTTTTGGCGTTGCTACCGGCTTTTTTTAGATGCTCAATAATCACAGGAGAGAAAGGCTCAAAAGATACATAAGTGCTTTTCGGTACAGGATTTGATACTTCTAATAACTTCTGTAATATATCCTTATCATTTCTGTTAGCTTCAATAAAATACGGCTTTGTTTTCCAGTTCTTAAATCTATCTTTATTGTCGGTTATCCATTGTTTATATTCTTTGGGTACATCACCTACATAATTGGATGAACTTTCGGGGGGTAATTCTTCATCAGCTTTTAATTCCTTAACAAGTTCATCAGGTGTTTTGAGAATACTCACTATATGGCACTTGCAGCCTACGTGCCAGCCGTGAAAGTGGAATGTTTTGGGGTATTTTCCTTTCAATTCATCGCACATATCATAGACTTTGTGCTGTGGGGATAGGCGTACTTCAAAGCCTACTACATCAGGGTTTTGCTGTATCCGTAACCAATCAGCGGACTTATAGGCTACATTGATTTCGTTGCTGGCAAGTCGCAAAGCGTTTTTATAGGCACTTCTATATACTCCTTGCCCAGTGTGATAGTTTTGGACGTTCTTACTTAGTGCGAGGTTTCCGTATTTGTCTCTAACTCTACGAAATAGGGCGGTAGGGTTATTCAATAGGTTGCGTATCTCTCGGCTTAGTTGAACCGCGCTTTTACCCTCCTCCAAGGAAACAGATAAGGCGAGTTCTAATTCTGTTTGTGCTTTTTTAGCAATGTCCCATACACGGTCGGAAATGGTAAAATCTTTAATCTTACGCGTTTTGAATGTTTCGAGGGCTTCAAGGTTTTTATATTTGGTTAATCCTTCTCTTAGCAGTTTGTCGTGTTTGCTGTTTGCAAAAGCCCATTCTTTGGTGATGCCGTCTTTGATGATTTGGTCTAATTGGTTGCTGAAATTAGCTAATTCCTTTTCAAAGGATTTACCTTTTTTTGTGTTTGCAAAAGCAAATAATGTACTTGCAATCAGTTCTTTATAATCGGTTTTGAGGGCTATAAATACGGCAGTACCTACAAGCTGATAAAACAATCGTTCTATCTGCTGTAGGTATGCCATTAGGTGCTTTCTGTGTTGCTCATCGTAATTCATTAGATAGCGGCTTCATTGAGGTTGCTGTTCTCCTCATCTTTGATTTGCTGTAATTGGGCTTCGGGGTCGGTGATACCAAAACGCTGCATACTATCACGTTGCGATATAAGAGCCTTGCCACCATTAGCTTCCATAAGGGTACGTATCATTTCGGTATCATCATCAATATCAAATGGGGTGATGATGGGGGTGATATCTATATCTTTCATTTCTTTTTCAAAAGGTAAATACATCTTTGAAAGGAAAGCCAAAATGATATTGATGCGCCTTTGTAAAGCAGGTATAAATATAGCCTCATTGTCTTTTACTTTGAGGTGTGCGGGTAACCACGCTAATTTACGCCCTACTCCCGAAAGCATATTACCCTTGCCTGCATAGAATTCATCGGATAGATCGGGGGTATGTGAAAACTCGTGTATATCACGGCGGTTCATACTCATTTCTTTGTCGAAACTCTCATTAGCATTAGGAGGCACAACAAATTGCACGTTTCCGCCGTCTTTTACTTCAAAGACTTTACCACCCGTGTTGTTACCTGACATTTTCCCCTCGACTTTGCCCGCTATCATTAGAATAGGTTCGCCAAATTTTCTGTTACTTTCAGAGAAGTAGGTACGTTGTACTTCGGCAATCTCAATAAGGTGTTGTACGGCATCCCATTCGGGTTTATCTTGCTGGTACAATACCACTGGTATTTTGCCGATGATATTTTCTTTCACTTCGGTAGTAGTTTGTCCGTTTTCAGTGGTGAAAATATATATAAATTCATTGGTGAATGCTTGGAATATATTTTTTTTACCGTCCTTACTTGTGCTTTCAACTCCAAATGATATGAGGTTATCATTGTCATCAAAGCGAGGGTATAGGTTATATTTTTCGGGGGATAGTATTTTGTGGTACAACAAAAAATCGGATTTTACACCATATTTTTCATTAGGTTGCTCTTCTAAATACCATAATTCAGCTACTTGCGTATAACGTTTTACCTCTGTACATATTTTGCTGTCTGAAAAGTTCATTTTATTAGCCTTGATAACTGACTGAAAGGCAGTAAATAGTGGACTATCTTCAGCGGTGTACTTGTAGGGAATAGCGGTTTGGAACATTGTAGCAATATCTACAATACGTTTTTGATAAGGTAATCCTACACGATTGAGCGCACGATAACTTTTTCTAAAACGTTCCTTTCCGTTAGCATCTAACATAGGATTACCCTCTTCATCTGTGATTGGTATCAAAATAGACTGGTCAGGATATTTGTGTTTGTTTTGGAATATATCGTGCTTTTTTACATCGTACTGGCGTTTGTAAGGCTCAATATCTACAGTTGTAGCGTTTGTTTTAAATTCTTCTTGTGTAATAGATTGTTCGTTCATATTGCTATATTTTTTTAAATCATTGAGGCGAGTTGATATAGGTTGTTATTTGTTCCACTTAGTAGCTTCATTGTGATGTAACGGATAGCATCTATAGCGTGGTTGTGGTTATCTATGGGGATACCTGCTTTTTTATCGTTCCAAGCGTAATTTTTTAACTCTTTCATTACGTTGAAGCTGTGAGGAGTTACCACTAACTTATAATTGAGCATAGTAGTAATGCCTGCCGATACGCTTCCTGCTCCCTTTTCGCAAGGCTCAATATTTAGTCCTTTGTCTCTTAGGTCTGCAATCAGGCGGGGTTCGGCACTATCGGCAACAATAAGGTCATAGGATCGGTCTATCAAAGTGCTATTAAGCTGGTAAAGCCCATCAGAGGATAATTGTTTGTTGTTATAGTATTTTTCATCAATGTAAATAATTTTGCTACGATTATCCACGGCTACTTTGATGAGTGTATCAGGGTCAATGCTAAATCCGTAATCTTGTCCGTAACCATAAGGTAGTGAAGTGTCGAACTCTCCAATCTCCCAATCGGTGAATATTACCCCTTCGGATACATCAGCCCAGCGACCTATAATCTTTTGTGCGTATTTGGTTTTGTTGAACATAGATTGAGAGAAATTGCCTTGTTCATCAGTAGCTTGTGCGAGGCTTTGGGCTTTGATTTCGTCAATCTGTTTAAAAAACTGCTCATTAAGATTTTCTATATTATCAAAGTAGGTAGTATGAATATGCAATACATCGGGATGGGTGGATATTTGCACCTCTACACCGTCAATATTTACTATTTTATGTGTTTTTTCAATGTACTTCTTATAAATGAAATGCTCAGCATTGGAGGGGTTCAGAATAAGGATAACCCGCAATTGCTTGCCTTTCTGACGGATTGAAAGTATTAGTTTCTCATAGTCCTCTTCTGATAGCCATTCTTCCATTTCATCACCTACGAAAGTGGTAATACCGTGTAATGATTTAAGGTTAGCCGTTTGGTTTCCTGATGAGGTCTTAATCCCTTTGAATAGAATTTCAGAACCTGAAAAGGTATTTTTGATAGCCGTTTTAGTAATATCAAAATACGCTTGTGTGCCCTCAGCTTGTATCTTTTCCTCAAACTCTGGAATGATAGAACTATGGGCGGATACCATAGTGTAACGACTAAATAATATTTTGTGTCCCGCTTCAAAAGATAAGCGTTCAAGAAATGTAGAGGCATTGTAAGATTTGCCACTGCCTCGACCTCCTGAAAGTATGATAATGAACTTATCTTTATTCAGATATAGGGGATTATATACAGGTTGTGTTTTAATCATTACTTTTACTATTGCTTTTGAGCCACTGAGCGATGTCGATGCTGCCTTGTACGGAAACTTCTTCTTTTATACCTTCATCGGTTTTGAAAGTGGATAGTACCGTTTGCATTGCGGTCATTCGTGTTTTGTAGTCTACTGGCACTTCACGGAATTGGTTAGGTATTACTGTACCTTCTTCATCAGTGAGAGGCTCACGAATAACACCTATAATAGCAATAGCAGACACCAAGTTAGATACATCGTTAAAAGTACGCGCTCGATATGCTTTTTGGACGATTTCCAACTCTGGGTTTTTACGAATACGCCCATATACAGATGGATAGGTAACACCAAGTATTTCGGCTGCCTTAGTAGGCTGTCCGTTGGCTTTGATAAGAGCTTGTTTTAGTTCCTCATCAGTATATTTTTCATTATCTATTTTCTTACGTGGTTTCATATCAAATGTTATTAAATGTTATTAGTCTATGCGTTCTACCTTTGCCGATAGTGTTTCCCCTTTTATCATTTTAAATTCAGGGTCAAACCCCATACGGAGCATAAAGGCTTCTTTGTTTTTCCAGTTATCAAAGGAAAGCGTTACGTAAGCATCTAAATTTTGGGCTTTTTCAATAGCTTGTTGTTTGATAGCTTCTTTTGCTTCTTTGACTTGCTGCTTTTTCTCTTCATTGGATATTTCTCGCTCAATATCTTTTTCCTGCTTTATGGGAGCGTATGTATCTTCTATAGCTTGTGATAGGTCGGGTACTTCAAAGGAAGAATAATCGACCGCATATAGATTGAGGTCATAATCATCAAGCCCTGCATTGAGATAGTCAATATCAGGAATGAGTGATCTCATTAGTTCTTCATCAAGTTCGGTGCGTGAGCGTGTTTGAAATATATTTTGTTCTTTTTCTGTTTTAAGGTCAAAAGACACTTTTTCTACTTTGATTGTGTAGTCAGTTTCGGGTGTACCATTATACTTGTGGATAATGTCAAGGGACATTACTCGCTTGTGTCCATCTACAAGGTTTGAGGTTTGTTCATTCCAAATAATGCCTCCTAAAAAGCCTACATTTTTGATGTTTTTACGCATTTGTGCGATTTGCTCGTCTGTATGCCTTTTAGGATTGAAAGGGGCAAAGTTTATTTGTGAACGGTTTATGGTGATTGTTTCACTTTGCTTGTATAGTTCCTTTTGTGTTTTTGTTTTTTTGGTCATAATCAAATAGTATTTTTTCAGATAATGGGTAAACATCTAATATTTTCTGCAAGTCATTAGGATAATGCTCACGTAGGTATAGATATACATCAAGGTCAAAAGTTATCCCATTACTTTTTTTATTGCTGTATTGTATAGGTTTGGGTAATCTGTTGTTGCTAATGTATCGCAATACATCTTTGTCTTTCCATAGAGAAAAAGGATACACGAGTTTTGTAGGTGAAATGGCTTGCATTTCGTATTGTCGTAACATTATACGCCTATTCATACTATCGGACTGTTTCATTCCTAAGAATACGTACTCAATTTGTGTTTCGAGGCGTACTGATTGTATAATATCTGATAGTTTGAGAATGCGTGTATTTTGAGGGGTACAGAATAACCCTGATTTATTGATATAAGTAAGGGCGTAATGAGGTCTCTGTATAAATGAGATGTTAGGGTATTGCTTTTTTGAGAAGTTTATGAATTTATTGATATGTTCAAGGTTTTTTACAAAGTACATAAATACGCATACTACTTCATCGAAGTTTTGGGCGCACCAGTGTAGTAATGCAATACTATCCTTGCCGCAGGAATAAAATAGCAAAACACGGTTAGTTTTAGCCTTAACCGTGTCTATTACTTGCTGTGTGTGTTGGTAGATATTCATATATTAACCCGCTGAAAGTCCTGCTTGTTTTCTAACAGCAGCATATACGTTTCGCCTACGTTGTTGTACTGACAACGCTTGACCTTTTTGATTTCTACCATATCGGGCTACTCTACTAATACCCGATGTTCTGTTGATTTGTTTTTGGATTTGTGTCTTTCTAACTCAGCTGAATGTTTTAAAGGATTATTAAATATTTTTCTTACTTATCACCTTGCCTAATGTATAAACCATTTGGGCTTCGATGTACTCTTGACCATCTTCTTCGTAGGTGATTTCTTCACCATTTTCATCGACAGATAGTTCTATTTCAGAGTTGGTGATTTCGATAACGACTTCAGGGCGGTTGCTTGCATAACCATTGAAAAACCTAATAGCATCATAATTTACTGGTTGAAGCCACTGGTCTTCATCTTCTGCCTCTGGATTTTGGATAACATACTTATCGGCATTCTTTGGACGAATTTCACGATACTCTTTTGTTTTTGCCCCTGATAGAATATCTTCTAAATAAGGGCGTTTGATTTGTAATGTTAATACTTTCATATTGTGATATTTTATTAGTTGCGGGGGCTGGACTCGAACCAGCGACCTCGTGCAAGTTAAACACGCAAGCTACCCAACTGCTCTACCCCGCTGGTAAGGCAAAGGTACGGCGATTGTTGCTATATAATGCTTTTGCGATTTAGTAAAAAGTTAGTAATTTTTTAGAGTAATGTTATTTGTTGCAAAAATAGTGATTTTATGCGATACTTACAAGGTTGAACTTCTTAAAACAGCGATATTCGTGGCATTCGGTATCGAAATATACTTGTACAGTATTATTGCTTTTGCGTTGAGAGTGCTCGGTTTGGGGTAGCAAATCGGGGCGTAATGTACCCCACGCTTCACGAGTTGAACCGTCTACTTTTTGAAAATAAAAGCGTACTATCTGGGTGCTCATTTTAGCTTTGAGTTTGATATTTGCCCACGCTTTTTTTAGGCATTCGCTAAATGATAATCCTGTTTGGCGTGCAAACTGCCAGGCGAGGGTAAAAACGTTCTTTTTGTCGGTATTTTTCATTTTGATAGTGTTTTAAGGTTATTACTAATATATTGAGCCTTTTTGCGCCTTGCTCGGGGCGGGGGGTATTTTATAATGCGTTTGCGTAATCTTGATATACTTCTTTTAGTTGATTAAAGTATTTTATGAATTGCTCTTTGCTCTCTTTATTTAAAGTGCCTTTAATTTGAGGGCAACTCATTTTGATATTATAGCATTCTAACAGGCAATTAACGCATTCTTGTAGTGTGTCGTTTAATACATTCATTGCATTATTATCACCATATCGATAAGTGCCATCGTTAAGATTTTCAATCATTCTTTCTATTGGGTTGATAAATCTAAATTGTAAAGATAAATAGAGGTAAGTTTCTTGTTGTTTGTTTAATGCTTTCATTTTAATATTGATTTAAAAGGTTATTAAATTGAGTTTAAAAGCAGTTTAAAGACTTGCTCAGGTCTGTTTTATTAGTTGTTTAACGAATGAACATCGTAACGTGCGCAAGTGTATTTCGCTTCAAGTTTTTCAAGTGCTTTCGGTGTTACAAAATAAACACCTTCTGTATATTCTGATTTTTTTATACCACGCCCTTTGAGTTCTAACTCAGTGCGTACTTCATAATTATTATAGCACCATTCGTAATATACTTGTACCTCTTGTTGTTTGTTTAATGCTTTCATACTATTAATGTGTTTAATGTTATTACTTGTTCTATCATTTTGACGATGCAAAGGTATAACTATTTTTACATATATGCAAATTTTTATATACTTTTT